GCGTCCCGCTTCGAGCGTCTTGTACGCCTCCGCCCCGGCCTTGCGAAACTCCGCCTGCGATGCGGCGAGCATCTTCTCGTAGTTCGACACCGCGCCGCCCATCTCCCTGCCGAACGCTCCGCGGATACCAGCGGCACGCGCCTCGAACTTCGACAGGTCGATTCCCGCACGCGACGCGAGTTCCTGACGGGTGCGCTGCATCTCCGTCGCGTACTTCGTCATCGTGTCGGAGAACGCCTTGCTGTAGACCTCCGCGTTGGCGGTGCGCTCCTTGAGGAAGGAGTCGATCAGGTCCTTGTACTCGGTGCTGGCGAACGTGCGGGCCTCGCCGTAGCCACGCTCCATCCTCTTGATGGCCTCCGTGTACGACTTCCTGCCGCCGAAAAGGTTACTGAACAGTCCCATCAGTAGGTTCCCTTCACGTTGTTCGTATGGCTGACCGGGTCGATCAGCACCGCCATGCGCTCAAGAGCCCACGGTACGCCATAACTGTTGATTTGCAGATAGATGGCCTGACCCCTGATCCTGCACCGAAGGGAGTCGTTCCGGCCCGGAAGCAGTTCGTCCGCGAAGTCCGTAACCACGGCAGACGAGTAGATCGCCCCGCCGATCCTGTACCTCGGGGCGTAGACGTTGGCCGGAAGGGTCGGCAGATCGGACGCCGTTCCCTGCGAACTGTCGTAGGTATACGTCCCGCTCGGGGCCTGCGTCGTCGCGCCCGGAAGCGTCTCGTCCCGGCGGTACATGGTCCCGTCGTTCGTATGCTCGATGGCCCAGTCGATGTTCGCCGTGTCTTGGTTGTACACCCGGTTCCGGCCCTTGGTGTAGGTCCGCGCCCCCGGATCCTGAATCAGGGTGTCCGCGGTCGTGTACGTCCCCGGAATGGGCGTCTCCCAGAACAGGTCGAGGTACTTGGTGAAGGACGGGTTCGTGCTGCCCGTCTGCAACCCGAAGTCGTATCCCGCCACCGGGTCGGAGGTGAATGCGGCAGGACCGCCGCCCTGAAGGACGACGATCGGGTAGTCAGGGTCCTCGATGACGTTGACGCCGACGAGGCTCTGCCCGATAGCGTCCTCCGCCGTCTCGCCGGAACGGACGGACAGGAACGGCCCGGTAAGCATGACCTGCGGGGTGTTGAACGCAGTCTCCTCCTGCGGCTCGTCCATCGACATTTCCAGCCGGATGTCCCGCATCATCACTTCCGCGAGATTCGGCTGGAGAACTGGTCCGAAGGTGAGGCTGGTGTTGATCCGCTGCGTCGCGGCATCCTGATTGCTCGGATTCAGTCCGACCGACTTGTACCCGGTAGCGGACTGCCCGTCCACGCCTGATGTCAGGTCGCGGTCGAACCAGCCCATGTAACCGCCGCTGCTGCCGAACGCGAGGATCGAGGCCCGAGCCTCTCCGGTCGGGAACTCGCCGCAGCATGTCGGGGCGCGGAAGATGGGCCACCCGGTCTGGATCGGCCAGAACGAGTCGGTCGGCTGGTTGTAGAGCAGGTGAATGCTGGTGTCGGGCATGTCGATGCGCGACATCATGCAGTAGATGTTCTGTGCCTCGGCGTCGTAGCCGAGAACGCAGTTCAGGTCGTCGAAGTCCTGCCGCTGGAAGTACGAGTCGAGTTTCCCGCTCGTCACCCTCCCGCTCTTGGTGATCTGGAACTCGTTCGGTACGACCCGGTAGAGCCCGTCCTGCGACATCATGTAGATGACCTGCGAGTCGCTCGAACACCAAGCCCGTGCGGAGACGACGCCGACCGTCCGAGAAAGTTCTATCATCCGTGCGGAGTCCACCACCGGATCCGCCGTGAGGTACGTCGATCCGTGCCGGGTGGCGAGCATCAGCCCGCTTTCACCGACTGGAATCAACGCGATGATCGGATCTCCGACCAGCCCGAACCGCGTCGAGGACGATCCTGCCAAGGCATCGTGCGATGAAGACGACGTTGGGTTCCAGTCCTCCGGGTCGTTGATGTGGCACAGGAACCAGTTGGTAGGAGAATCTTTCCATCCGCTCAAGGCAAGGCGTCCACCGAACCTGACGAGCAGGTTCGCACGGTTGCCTGACTCGTTTCCGGGACTTCCTGCGCCGCTTGATGGCTTCACGTCCTGCTCGGCACCAGCCCACAACACGACGGTCGGCGTCGCAGCGGTCACGTCCAACTTGCGGTAGCAGAACCCGTCAGCGATGTAGAGGTACTGCCCAAACACCGCCGTCCCGACGTACCCTGTCGTCTTCAGTTTCTTGGTCGGCGTCTGCGTGAGCAGGGTCGGGCTGGTGCTGCCGGGGTCGATGAGGTACACCTGCCCACCTGCGATGACGAAGCACCGCTGCTTCAGCGTGCCACCGACGTAGGCATCGGCACGCACGATCGCCTGCACCTCGCGGGTGACGGCTGGTGACGTGTCATTAAACTCGAACGCGCCGAGCAGCGGTCTGCGCTGCCCGAGCCGCAACTTTCCCTTGTAGGTGTCGTACGGGACGACGTTCATCGCGTCGAACGTGAAGCCCGACGGGAGCGCGGAGAACGCGCTGTCCACGTTGATGCCTCGGTACGGGAGCGTGACGGGAACGTATGGCATCAGGCAGTCCTGATTGCGATGAACAGAAAGCGGCCCAGAAAGTAACCGTTGTTGTTTCCAGTCAAATTATTATTATTCGCTGTACTTGAGGTGATTCCGGGCGAGTCCGTAACAGTAAAGTCTCCAGATGTGTTTGTTCCGGCACGGATCAGCGTCCACGTTCCGCCAGTTGCCGATTTCGGGCGCAGGTAGTAACTTGTTCCTCCTGACGTTATCGCGACTGTCTCAAGCAGATTCAGAAAATCAAACTCTGTTGTGCTGTTGTCTTGCGCCCAACCGAATGTCAGGCATCCGATCTGATTGATTTCGGAGTAGTAATCCGTCTTCGTCTCGGAAGCAATGCTGCCGAGCGCGAGCCACGTCGACACGTTCGTCTTCGACACTTCCTGAACCGCGCCCGTGGTCGTCCTGCCGAGCAGCGCGCCGCCTGCCGTCGCGATGTCGATGAGCGAGGCAAGCGGGATCGTGTCCGCCGTCAGGCTCGCGCCGGAACCGCTGAACGTCGTCGCCGTGCATGTCCCGGTAATCGTCGCGCCGGAGGCAGTCGCCTCGATGCGCGTCGTGTTGTCTACGGACAGCCGAACGGACGACGATCCTGCGACGTTGTTCGGATCCGCAGCAATCGTGACGCGCCCCGTATTGTCCGAACTGATCTCTCCGTAAGCAGTCGCCGCGCCGTCGCTGTCGCGGATGATGATTGACGGGGCCGAGGACTCGACGTGGAGTTCCGCGAGCGGGTTTGCCGTACCGATGCCGAACTCGTTCGGAAGCACCGTGGCCGTGGTCGTGCCGTCGACAACGAACTGGATCTTCGATACGTTTGATGTTCCCGTGTTGTTTCCGGCATCGGCGTTGATCGTGATTGTCCCGTCGGCGTTGTCCGCGCTGATCGTCGAGTGCGTGCTTGCCGCCGATGCGGTGTCCCTGAAGCGGATAACTGGTGCAGTGCTTTCGAGATGGAGCAACGACAGTGGGGTGGTCGTCCCGATTCCGACCTCGCCCGCCGAGTCAATGGTCACGCGATCCGTGTTGTTCGTCCCGAGCCGCAGATCGGCGTTCTCGACGTTCGTGATGAATGCATCGTTGTTCGTGGACTTGACGACGAGCCCGCCGCTTCCGCCCGTCGTTCCGCTGTTGACGAGGTTGATGTCCGCGGTCGTGGTCGGGGAGACGATGTGCAGTGACGAGGCAGGTGACGGTGTCCCGATACCGACCTGTGTGTCCTTCGTCACCGTCACCTGCGTCGTGTTGTCGACCGCGAACTGGATCTTCGACGCACCCGTTGTTCCGCTGGCATTGTTCGCGTCAGCGGAGATGACGAGAGTTCCGTCCGTCGCGTTCGCGTTGATCTGCGAGTAGATTCCTGCACCGGAATCCGTGTCGCGCAGACGGATGATCGGGCTCGATCCCTCGATATGCAACTTGTCGAGCGGGGTCGACGTGCCGATGCCGACGCGGTCGTTGGTCTGGTCGACGACGATGCGCGACCGCGTGGTCGAGGTGTTGGTGGTCGGCTTCGTCCCGGTGAAGTACGGCATCTGGTACGGGAGGTCGTTCCACGCACGGGTGCCGTCACCGACCTTAAAGTTCCCGGTGTCCGTCTCGTACCCGATCTCCCCCTCGAGGAGGGTCGGGTTGGCGGTTCCGGCGGCCCAGTCAGCCGCCGTGCCGCGCCGAATCTGCAACTTGATTGCCATTGCCTATGTCCCTTTCAGAACTGCTTCTTGGACCGGATGACGTACCCGGCGACGAAGCCGACGGCACCGCACAGCAGCGAGAAGAACAGAGAACCGAGAAACGAGGAGAAGTCAGCAAGCATCTGTCTGGGCCTTTCTCTTTGACCAAGCCTTCTTGAAAGCGGCGTCGAACATCGGGTCCGACCCGCGCTTCGACGCGATGAACTCGCGTGGATTCTCCGACGACGCATCGGAAAGCATGTCGGCGGCCATCTCCGCCTCGCGGACCTTCCTGCGTGGAATCCACCCGATAGCGACCCTGATGGCCGTCCCGATCCCGGTGTTCCACAGGATGAAGGCCACGGCGACGACGATCAGCGCGAGGAACCCGAGCCCCATCATGCTCATCCATGCCGGGATCTGGTCCTCGACCTTCGGGAGTTCCGAGTGGATGTCGGCCGCCAGCCCATAGATCGTCTCCGAATGGGAGATGACGCGCATATCTCCCGAGTCGCGCCCGATGGCGGACAGGTCCTTCGCCTCGCGCTGGATGGCGCTGGCGTTCGATGCGATCCGCTCCGACGCGGAGCAGCCGAACAGGAGGAGGTTAGCGGCGATCAGCCTCAAGTTTGCTCTCGATCTTGTGGAGTCTGTCGGACATCATCTCCTGCTGCGTGACGACCCGCATCAGAAGCCTGTCGTGGTGGATGAAGGCGGCAAGGACGCCAGCGAGGACGGTGATGGTGATGCCGACAATGGCGATCCAGTCTCGGGCGGACAGGCGAACGGTGGTCTGGGTCTTCTCGATGGTCATGGCTCTGCTTCTCACGCAAACACCCTGTATGGAATCCCCGGCGTCGGGGTGAACGTCGGCAGCGCCTCGACCTGCTCCTCGGTCAACTCGAAGGTCACCCGGATGTTGGCGTGGTAGCGGTTGTCGCTTGGCCGGATGACCTCGCCCTCGGGGTCGAGTTTGGCGGGGATCGGCCCGATGCGGTCCACATAGCAGCCCGGGACGGGCATGAGCGCGATCTCGCCCTCGCCCTGATCGACCTCGACCAGCAGTCCTGCGGCTTCCAGCGCATCGTCCATCTGCGCCTCGGTGTCGGTGCGGAGCATGTAGTCGGTCATGTGGTGATGCTCTGGAGTTGGGCGTTGGGAAGGCGGGTCGGCCAGTACTTGAACACGCGGATGCAACCATTCATCTGCGTTACGCTCGATGAATCACGCGCTCCGATGGTGAGTTTCGCAATGGTTGTCGGCAACGCACCAGCGGTATCTGTCGATGGTGCGCCGCCATTGACGCTGACCGCGTAATCGTTCACCGCATACGCAGCAGCGATCTTCGCTGCACTTGCCGTTCCCGTTCCGATCTGCGCGACAAATGTTCCAGACGAATACACATTCAGCAGGAATCCACCACCCTCAAATATCTGATCGTTGATTCCGCTGGTTGGCATGAACGAATACGAACGGCCGCCAGTTCCAATTCTGGTTCCCGTATCAACATAGATCGTCCCCGCGCTGGCATTGAATCCCATCGTCGTGAGGTTGAGGAGTTCGCAGTTGTCCACATTCCTCGTCCCCTGACTCGCGCCCGTGGGGATGTACGAGGATGCGCCGGAGCCGAGTTCGACCTGTGCGCCCCAGACATAGATTGACTGCGACGATAGCGACAGGTTTTCGGCTCTTGTGGCTGTTTTACTGCTCACCAAATACAACAGGAACGGTTGCGATTGCGTTGCGGATGCATTTGCGGTCACAGCGATTGACAACCGCCACCACCCGTTCCCATACGCCACGGCAGTCGGCGTGCAGTTTGTCACATTTCCAGTTGTGCCATCGTCAAGGTCAAAGTTTGCTTGTGCCGCATTAGTAAAGATCGTGGTTGCGCTCGCAAACATTTGCACATAGCGATGAGTGCCTTTCTTGACGAACATGGAATAGGTGTAGACCTGTCCAGTCGTAGCGGTAATGCTGTCCGCAGACCTTTGTCGAACGAAGTATTGCACCGACGATGTCGTGTTCGTCAGGACAGGAAACAGCGATGTAGTTCCATCCGGTGCGGTGGCTTGCGTTCCGGTGTTCACGGTCACATTGCTCACCGCCCATTGCGACTGATCCTGCGAATATGTCCACAGATTGCTCGCGCTTCCCTCAATCAGCAGCCCGCGAGGCTGGAGCGTGGACGGGTCGTAGTCGAAGCGGGGGGTGTTAATTGCCGCGCTTGCAACAAGACCACTCGCATTAGTAAACGTGCCGGTCGTGCTGCGCGTGAACGTCAGGCGCGGGTCGAGGACGCCCGTGGTGAAGTCGAGCGAGAGCGTGGAGCCGTCGCCGCCCTCCACCGGGAGCGTGCGCTGCCTACAACGCTCGACCGGGTCAGAGCCGAGCAGCCATGTCCGGTTGCGTGCGTGCATCAGATGAACCCGACGAGGGCGTTGGCGGTCGGAGTGCTGGAAGCGGTCATGGCGATCTCGACCAGTTCCGCGCCACACAGATCGACGATGATGAACCCGCCGTACACGGCAGCGATGTTGCCGTTGTAGACCTTGCAGTCACCGAAGTTCTTGACGTAGGTAAGGCCGAGGTACTGGTTTGCTCCGTTTACCGAGGTCGTGGCAGCACCAGCGGTAACGGTGCAGGTCGTAAGCAACTGCGGACGCCAGAAACCGTCGTCGCCACGGTTCCAGCCGATGACGTGCAGGACGACAGATCCGCCAGACGCGCTTGACGCCGTCTGGATCTTGGCGTAGTTCAGGCGCGCGCCAAGCACAATCCCCGCCGTAGTGCCGGACGTAACCGTCACTGGCGTCGTCGTCGTACCATTGCGAACCGTAAGCGAGGACGGAAGGGTCAGGTTGGACGGAGACGCCACCTCCATAGGGGCAGTCAGCGTCCGGGTGGCGGTGATCGTTGGATTCAGTCCGATGAGGCTCATGGTCGTTCCTTACGATGGGTTGTTCACGGGGTTGAGGATGACGAATCCCGGCCCGTTCCGTGTTCCTGACCGCCAGAGGTTCGGCGGCAACTGTCCGAAGGTGCCTTGCACCATCCCGTCCTTCTGCTTCGCAGCCCCGAAGATCGGGCCAGCCTCGATCTCCGCGAACCGCTGGCTCTGCTGCCCGTCCTCGTACGACTCCGCGACGGCCCGGACATAGGCGATCAGCGTCGCCTCGACGTGCCGCGGGATCTCGATGATCCTCGTATCGGCCGTGGAAGCGGATACCCCCTGCCAGCCCTTGCGGTACAGGATCTTGAGCGTCTCGACGGAGGTGGGGGTCGGGTAGAGTTCGAGCCTGTAGGAAGCGGTCGTGGAGACGCCAGCCGTGTCCCCGGTCGGGACGTACTCCTTGACGTAGGCCCGCCACGTCAGGTCCGGGTAGTTCGACTGCCGGGCGGCCTCGACCTCCTCCGGGGACTGGATCCAGAGGACGTAGTCCTCCTTCCAAGCCTGCGTCAGTTCTGCAAAGTCCGATGGCAGCGAGACATACGACTGCGAAACCACGGTGGAGACGTTCGACGAAGCCTCGCGGAACCGCCACGGGTGGGTGAACAGGTGTTCCCCGGCGATGTTCACGATTTCGGCCTGTCGCTGCGCGACCGTCTGCCCGGATGCCGTCGATGGACGACCGCCGATGGCGAGGAGGACGTGGTTCTTCAGGTCGAGGTATGTGAGCATCGGTAATTCCACTGGCCGGGTTTCCCCGGCCAGTGGTGAATGGTTGCGTCAGATCAGGTCAGGGCCGTAGCCGTGCCATCAATCGGGCCGTTGAACAGCAGAACGGGGATGTTCGCAGACGCCGCAGCCGTCACGGCGCCAAGCGAGATCGCGACGGTCGTGTCCGGGTTTGCCGAATCGGCCTCGTTGCCGAAACGACCAGCCGTATCGGACAGGAACAACTTGCTGCCGACGACGACGTTGTTGGTCGTGGCGCGAACGAGAGCGGTGGCGATGCCGCCGAACTGCACGTTGACCACCTGACCCTGCGCGCCCGAACCGGACGGAAGGGAGGTGACGACGCCGATGTATCCGGCGTTCGAGTGCGAGCCGTCACCGGACGATGCATTGACATCGCCTTCAGCCAACTTCACGCAGGAGAACGGCGAGAGTTCAAAACTCGCGACGGTTTCCGCGGGAGGATAGATGACGCTGCTGTGGTTGAACGACGTGATGACGACGTTTCCGACGACGACTGCCGTGGAATCGCGGTTGATGCAGCGCGCGGAGGTGCCAGCGGGCTGGATCCCGAGCGCACCGTTGTTAGGAGCAAGAATCATTGTGTGTGTCCTTCCTTGTGTGGTAGAGGGGGCGGGATCGCTCCCGCCCCCGTTGCTTCATCAGGTGGTCTTGACCGGGGCGACGATGCCGTGACGCTGGCGGCTGTTGCAGAACAGGTTCCACCAGCAATCGACGGGCTGCACCCAAGTGAACGGCTGGTTCGGGTGACGCATCACGTCGTGCTTCTTCATGTAGCGGGTGCTGTGGAAGATCGGCGTGAGGTACTGGCCGTTGACGAACCAGAAGCGCGGCCCCTTGTCGATGGTGTTGGCCGCCGTCTCCGACAGAGTGACCGTCGTGGACAGGGTCGCACCATCGCGACCGGACTTGCTGTCGGTGACGGAGGATCCGGCAGCGGGGAAGATCGCAGCGTCATCGAGGTTCGAGCAGTACTCGACCGGGATGCCCGAGAACGTCGGGGTGTTGTAGGCGCTGTCCTGCGGGCTGACGAGCATGTCGTTCGACGCACGGAGGGCGCGCTTGTAGGTGTTCACGCCGAGACGGGACGCGAGGATCATCTGGCGCTGGAAGTTCGTCTCCTCGAAGTACTGACGCTGCGTCAGCGGAGCCTTAAACTGCACCTTCAGGTACATCTCGTCCATCGCGGTGAACAGACCACCGACCTGACGAGTTCCGGCGTTGTGGTTCGAGTAGGTGAACGAAGCCGGGGTCGCGTTGTGGTCGAGCGCACGGTCGTAGAACGAGATCTGGTTCGACCAACGGGCGTCCGTGGTGGGGTTGATGCCGAGCACGTTCGTCCATCCGGTCGGAGCGCCGCCGCGCTCACCGAAGGTGGTGACGCTGTTAATGATCTCGGTGATGAACGCAGGGAGGCCGTAAGGCTCCTTGCCGCCCGTCTCCATGTTGCCGTAGTTGCCCATGTACGGCGCCCAGAGGTCGTTCTCCATGCCGTTCAGCATGGAGGTCCACATGCGCATCTCCTTGATGCGCTTGAGGCGCTTGTACATGGTCTTGGCGTCGCCGTCGTTGAGTTCGACCTCCTGATCGGTCCACGACATGTAGTCCATCGAGAACCGCCACGGAGCGGTCAGCGTGTCCGTGACCTGCGGGTTGTTCCAAGTGAACGTGTCGTTGGGCTGGTACTTCTGGTAGGTCGAGGCGTCGTCGAAGACGATCACGTCCTTGATGGACGTACCGCCCTGAACGAGCGTCTCGCTGGCCTTCTCCTTGAGAAGACGGGAGAGGACGTAGTTGTTCTTGACGGCCTCGTTGATGACTGCATCGGCGGACTTCAGGTACGCAGGCCCGGTGGACTGCATGAAGTCGTTGAACTGGGTAATCGAAGGCATTTGCCTTGCTCCTTACTTTCTTGAAGCGGATCGGAGGCGGATGCCCCCGCCCGACATGATCTGGTCAAGGATCTCGTCGTCCGCGTCCCGAGGCGGCGGCTTCACCGGGGCCGTGGTCCCCTTGGGGGCCGTCGGCTGGCTGGCACGCACGTTCGGAGGCGCTGACGGCCTCGATCCAACGATGGCCGAGTAGGCGGCGGCGGCGAGTTCGTCGACGCTTGCGTACCCACCCGGCTTCGCAGCCCCGAGTTCCGACATCTTCGCGAGGACCGCGTCGTAGGCGGGGGCCTTGGCCCCGTACTGGACGCGGAGCGAGACATCGGCAGCACGGGCCTGCGCAAGCAGCAGTTGCTCCTGCATCTGCGCTTGCTGCTGCTGGAAGGCCATGCGGACGGGACTGACGACATCGTCGCCGTACACCGCCGCCATCTGCGCGAAGGGATCGGCCGCCGCAGGCGTTTCCGACGGAACAGGCGTGTTGTCCTGCACCTGTGGATTCTGCTGCGCGCCCTTCGACACCTGCTCCTCCAACTGCTTCAGACGACCGCCGTACGAGTCAACGTCCTTCTGCCGCTTCGCCGCCGATTCCGCCCACTTGGAGAGGATCTCGGGAGAAGCCGAGGCGATGACCTCGTCGGGTACGCCGTCCCTTTTCAGGACCTTGGCGACCGCGTCACGGTCGAATGACGGGGCATCGGGTGCGGGGGCTGGCTCGGAGGGAGCAGCGGACGAATCCACGTCTGCCTCCTTGTCGTCCTCCGTCTCGATGCTGTCGAGCAGCCTCGCGAGGATTGCGTCGTCGTCATCGGAGTTGGCCTCGACGGCTTCCGTGACCTGCGCGGTGTCCTGCACGACCTGCTCCGCCGTCCCGTCGGACGGCGTGTCGGCCTGCACGATGGGTTCAGCATTGCTGTCCATGTTCAGTCCTCTGCCCTGACGTAGCCGTGGCGGGACGCTACGTTGCGTTCCTCACGGCGACTGTGGATGATCGGATGCCCGTTCGCGTCGCACTTGACGCCCGCGAGGTTCCGCGGAAGCGCCCGGCTGACGTACGGATAGGCCGAAGTTGTGAAGTTCGGGCTGACCTGCGTGCCGCTCGGGACGCGGACGACGGTGCCGAACAGCGGATGCTCGAACGACGAGCCGATGGCGGGTACGTCGCGCATCGCGAAGACGCACTCGATGACCTTCCCGTCCTTCGTCTCGAACTCGTAACTCGGCATCATGCCCTCGCTGCTGCCGCCGCGATCGCCGCCTGCGCACGGGCAGGGACGGCCGGGGCCTCGCCAGTAGGAGAAGGTGCCGGGCCGGAAGCGGGAACACCCCCCTGCGCCGGGGACGGGATTCCGGGACCGGGCATGCCGCCCTGCATCTTGCGGATGACCTCCTCGTCGATGAAATCCTGCATCTGCGGGACGTTCTGCGCGTCACCGAGGAACGAGAGCAGGTCGCGCCACTTGATCCAAGGCATGGCGGGGATCGCCTGCCCGGCGGACGTGATGACCTGAAACACCTCGACGGCACGCTTCTGGGCGAGCATCTCGGAGGTGCGCTCCATGCTGTAGGCGTCCACGTCGACCTGCATGTCCTCCCAAGCGCCGACCTTCAGGCCGCCCTGAAACACGGGATCCTGCATTCCAGCCTCGCGGGCGTCCTCGCCGCCGACCGGGATGACGATGCGCTCGTCGTGGAACATGTACCAGCCGATGTTGCGGAACACCGTGTCCACCGAGTCCTGAAACGCCCGCTTGAGGTGGGCGATCCGCATGGTGCTGGCGCTCTCCGCGACGGCGACCTCCGTGGCGCTCGCGCTCCCGGCGACGTTCCCGCGCATGGCGTCCGACATGCCGAGGGCGCGGTCGAGCCGATCCTTCGCGACCTCGACGGACTGGATGTGCTGGTTCGTGCTGCCGCCGACCTCGACGGGCTGGAGGCTGCGGGCGTCGAGACCCGCCTCCGCGAAGACGTACAGGTCTGGTGCGTTCACCACGTCCTGAAGGAACTTCGGGTTCTTGGCGTCCCCGACGAGGATCCGCTTGTACCGCTTCTGGTTCTCCTGCTGGCTCGTCGCGAGGTCGTTCGCGTACTGGATCTGGTCGCGGCAGGCGACGATCGGGGACAGCGGGTACGGGTCGTTCGGGACGCTGAAGGCACCGAAGACCGTGTACGGGCCGGAAGGCGGGCCGTAGTAGGGCAGGGGCCTGCGGATGAACTCGCAGACGCAGTCGCCGGAGCCGCCTTGGTACTTGGCGACCGTGTAGATCGTGCCGTTGTACAGGGCGTCGTCGGTCGCCTCGTCGAGGAGTTCCGCGGCCGCTTCGTGCAGTTCGGGGACCCAGATCTCGTAGATCGCCACCTCGCGGCGCTCGGGAACGTCGCGATTGTCGCGCAACTCGTCCACGCCGTTGTTCGTGGCGAGGCGCTCGATCTCCTCGCGGTTCCACGTCTCGTCGAACTCCGCGCGGCGGAGGAGGTCCTCCTTGTCGCAGACCCAGACGTGGCCCATCCACCGGGCTTCCTCCCAGTGCATCGCCGCGGGGTCGATCACGAACCTCGCGGGGTCGATTCGGTAGGCGCGCGGAAGGTACGGGCCGGAGGAGTCCCACTTGCGCTCCGCGCCCTTCGGCTCGTTGACGACGAGC